ACGACTTCGCGTGTCGTAATTGAAGAAAGAGTGGCAGTTTTCTTCCAAGTTTCCCACCCTGGTAGGGTTGCTACGGTCGTAGCGGAACTCTTTGGAGAAATTACATTTTGCAACATATCAAGTTGCGAAGCGTTGGTAATGGTCATAAAAATTTAATTTGCGTACCTTAATTGAAACACCACAACAAAAAAGGCACAATTTTGAATGTGGCGGGGCCCCTGCTTGGGACCTAAACTAACGGGGGGTTTTTAATGGGGCCCCCATGTCATCCATAAACACAATACTTTTTTTTCAGGGGGGGGTATTTTTTTCAACTTACTTGGTGGGGGGTGTTTATTTATCCCTATCTAAAAGATCTACTGTTTATGTGTATATAATATTACACGAGCATAGCCTATAACTTGTTCTGTTACTATTACTTACAAAAGTTGAAATGGGAAAAAGTCCATTTATTGACCTACTATTTCTGCTACTTTTTCCCAATTTTTGGGAAAACGTATTATCTTTGGTACATGGAAAAAGGTACATCAAATCCATTCTTGTATGGTAATAAACTTGACTTAGTCAAGGTAGTAGAAAATCAATACTTAGGTAAGTCTAGTTCTTTTGATGGTGATGGGCATGTAACAGATCATGCTAAGATCACTACTATTGTTGCTACTAGATTCATTGAGAGAGATAGAAAGGTAGCGTTGTACAAACCTGAAAATATTAAGGGGTTGATTGGTGCACTCTCACCTATTGCTACTAAGGTGTATATGTACATTGCACTTTCACTTGGTGAACAAATGGATTATGTAAAACTTACCCTCACTGAGGTTCAGAAGGAATTGAATATTGGTTCAAAGAATACTTTGTATAAGGCTATAGAGGAGTTAGAAACTTACTCTATTATTGCTAAAAAACGTAACGGAGAATTTTGGATTAACCCATTTTTGTTGTTCAATGGAAATAGGATAGATTATTTTCAAAAAAATTATCCCGATAGTGTTAATATTGCTGCTACTATCAAACGTTAAAATTATTTTATGAACAACACTCCAAAACCAGAAGGTCCTAAGCAACCAATCAAATCCCTTAATGCTACACTTACAGAGGAACAAAAAGAAGCTAAACAGTTAATCTATAATAATAAGGTTACTGTTCTGTATGGTAAAGCTGGTACATCTAAATCTTTTGTTGCTGTTAATGCTGCACTTGATATGCTACTAAAAAAGCAGGTGGAAAGAATCATTATCATTAGACCCACTGTTACATCAGAGAATATTGGATTCTTACCAGGTGATGTTAAAGAGAAAATGATTCACTACTTCATTCCAATCCTTCAGAATATGAACGATCTTGTTAAGAAGGAAAAGGTTGAAGAGCTTCTAAAAAAGGAAGCTATCCAAATCCTACCTCTAGCATTTATTCAAGGGGTGACGATTAATGATGTGGCTATTGCTGATGAAGCACAGAATATGACCGTACAACAAATGAAGCTACTTCTTACTAGGGTGGGAAAACATGGTAAACTTATCCTTACAGGTGACACTGACCAAGTGCTGTTACCACCAAAAGAGAAGAGTGGTTTTGACAAATTACTCACATTAGAAGGAAAACTATCTAACTTCAGTACTTTTGAGCTAAAACAAAATTATCGTGATCCTTTTGTCCAACAAATTCTAGAACACTACAAATGACGCATGAAAGTAAAATTGAGTTTGTCTTAGATAAACTCTCCTTGTTAACAATTCCCACTGTTTATACAAGGTTAGTAGGAAGATGCACCCCAGAGTCAACTGTTAATAGGCTAATGACACTAGCTTATTTTCTTGGACAATTGGATATATTACACCACCCAGAGTTAGCACCAACATATACCACTGCTATACTTGAACTGGATATTAAAGAAATTTTAAAATTAATGAATCATGAATTACCTGAAGACTAAAATTGCTGGCATTAACCCTGATAAGGATATTGAGTTAGCTAAACTTGAAATGGACCTACGTAAGGAGAATAAGTTTAATGATGATTATGATCCTACACTTGATCCTGAATTCATTGCTGCTGAGAAAGAAACAATCTCTTTTGTTGAGGGGTATGTTTCTATTGATGATATTAAAGCATTTGTTTTCACCTCTGATGGATACATCAATCTTACCTACACTGAAAAGGCTGGTAGATCTATGATCACCATTGATCATGATAGAGATGACTTCATTGCTACTATGTCTGCACTACATAATTGCTATCATTAAAAATTGTGATAAGGGGATTTTAGGATCTCCTTAATTATTAGAGTTAATTTAGTAGATTTGTAATATGAAAAAAAGTTTGATCTCTTGGAAAAGAGGGTATGAGAATAAAGATTTATTGTTGTACAGATATTTTAAGTTGTTGCTGATTGGGTTTAATGATATTACACTTTCAGATAGAGAGTTAAATGTATTAGTAGAATTGAACAACTCAGAGTATCATTCATCTAAACTAGGTGTTGTTGCTGAAAAAGTTGGATTTAAACACCAGGTACTTAAAAACACACTTACCAAACTGAAGAAGTATAAGTTAGTGTATTGTATCAAAAACACTTATTCTATTAATCCAGCTATTAAAGTGAGTGATGAAACATCACTTATTGATATTAAATGTAATTTAGGAATTAAAAATGGTTCAGGAGTTTGATGTTATAATTAGAATGACCGCTGTACGAGTGGGTATTGATGAGGAGATTGTCCGTGAGATCGTTATGTTTCATTGGAGGAATATCCATAAGATCTTATCTAACTGTGAGTATAGTAAGGTTAGGATTAAAAAGTTTGGTAACTTCGAAATCCGTAAGACATTCTTAAAGAGGATGTTTAATAAGTTGAAATACATCCACATGGATGATTACACACATATTAGTGATAGTGAGAAGGGTAAGAAGATCTTCAACTATCAGCTAGAGAAAGAACAAGAGTTTTTAGAAATTTATAAAAAATATTGGAAAGATGAAATTAAACATTCTTCAGATAGCCCAGGGATGGGGGAATCACTTCCTAGATAAACTTAATCTTCTTCCAGAGGATAAGAAAAATGTAGCAACTAACCGAATGTTAATTTGTAATGGTTGTAAGATTAGAACTGATGATATCTGTGATCCAGAGAAAACAGGGATTTCTGTAGATGGACAAAGATTCAAAGGTTGTGGTTGCTACGTAGATAAGAAGGTGCTATGTATGGACTGTGAATGTCCTGGCTCTTATTGGAAACCTGTAAATTTATAACTATGTTAACTACAAATGAAATTATTGCTAAGTATGGCTCTCCAGATGAGGATGGTTCAGATTACTTAGTTACTATCCAATTACCATTTCCACTACGTTTAGCTTGGGATACTAAAACCACTGTTACTAAGATGAGGGTACATAAATTACTTGCATCTAAGTTTACAGCTGTATTTCAAGATATTCTAGCACACTATGGTCTTGCTGAAATTCAACGCTTAGGTATTGATCTATTTGGTGGATGCTTCTCTTTCCGTAAGATGAGGGGTGGTTCTGACTACTCTCGTCACTCCTGGGGGATTGCTATTGACTTAGATCCAGCACGTAATGCATTGAAAGCTACATCTAAAACAGCTCAGTTTGCTAAACCTGCCTACAAACCAATGATTGATATTTTCTATAAGCATGGATTTGTATCTTTAGGTAGAGAGAAAAATTATGATTGGATGCACTTTGAGATTGGTTCATGAAGAAAGACGAATCATATCTAATTAACTGGCATGAGATCCAAGATGTAGAGCAACTGATCAATATCCTCTCACTTGGTATTAAAGGGTTCACTGTTACTAATGCAGATGTACCTACTAAAGCATTGATTAAAAAACTTAAAAAACAAAATTTAATAAAAGATTATGAAAGTAATTCCACAAAATGACATTGTCATTCTTGAACAACCTGAGTTCATGAAAAAAATGGCTAGCTCACCAATTGAATTATCTGCCTCTGTTAAAGAGAATATGGTTCAAGAGTTTTACAAAGAACACTCTGGATTGTATACAGTATTTGCTGTAGGACCAATTGTATCTGCTAATGGTTATCCTGGTGTAGTTCCTGGGGCTAAAGTAAGATTGAGTGATAACATGTATATCAAGCCATTTACCATCAAAGATGGTGACAAAGAACTATCATACATTATGACTAATGCTCACAATATCTCTCTAGTTTTGGAGGATTAATATAATTCTAATGAAAACTCCAGCATGGACACGTAAGGAAGGTAAATCTGCTTCAGGTGGATTAAATAAGAAAGGGGTGGCTTCTTATAGAGCAGCTAATCCTGGTAGCAAACTTAAAATGGCTGTCACTACTCCTCCTTCTAAATTGAAACCTGGTAGCAAAGATGCTAATAGAAGAAAGTCTTTCTGTGCTAGAATGTCTGGTGTTAAAGGTCCAATGAAGAAGCCTAATGGTGAACCAACTAGAAAGGCTTTAGCATTGAGAAAATGGAATTGCTAACTCTAAACAATTTAAACTTTTAATACAATGATGAAGAAACCTACTTCCAAAAAAATGATGCCAGCTAAGAAAGCTATGATGGGATCTAAAATGGCTGCTGCTCCAATGATGAAAAAAGGTGGCAAGTCTACTTACCGTAAGGGTGGCAAGTCAATGAAGAGCTGCTAATCATGAAAAAGCACCCTGGATTCAAAGCAGTTCAGGCATCTATCGCAAAGAAGCAAGGCATCAGCAAGAAAGCTGCTGGTGCCATTCTTGCTTCTGCAACTAGAAAAGCCTCTCCTGCTGCAAAGAAAGCTAATCCCAACCTTAAAAAAGTAAAAGGATGAAAACATTTCTTGCTAATTTTGGTATTGATATCACTTTGATGATAACTGGCATGTTTGGTTCTTTGATTATGGTAAGTAGGCAATCTGCTAAAAACTGGAAAGCCTCTCTTCTTGGTATTGCCACTGGAACACTCTCTGCTAATTATCTCACACAAATTGCTGTAGATTTACTAGGATTAGAAGGAAAAAGTCAATATGGTGTAGCATTTTTGTTGGGGTATTTTGGTTTGAAGGGAGTTGAAAGTTTAGCTGCAACATATTTAAAGAAGCACGAAAAATGATCACAGTTATTAATTTTATCTGCAATCTAATTTTAGGTGGATGCCTCACAATGTTCTATTTATACTTGTATGGTGATAATGATAAAATTGTACATAGGTGGTCTTTTATTCGGCATTGGACTTTAAAGTTTGGAATCATTGGTATTATCTTAGGGACATTGTATAATATGTTTACCTTGGATACACCACACTTCTCTCAATTGATATTAAATCTTGGGCTTACACTAGTATTTGTGTGGGCTTATTTGTTTCATAAGAAAATGTTTCAACAGAAACTCGATGGCACTAAAAAAATCTAAATCAAAAGTAAACGCAGCTGGAAATTATACTAAACCTAGTATGAGGAAAAGCTTGTTTAATAAAATTAAAGCTGGTTCAAAAGGAGGAGATCCTGGAGAATGGTCAGCACGCAAAGCTCAATTGCTTGCAAAAGAATACAAATCCAAAGGTGGAGGATACAAATAATGAAAAAAGTAACTGCTGGTGGTGAAAAACATAAGGTTTATAAAAAGACTAATAATATTGGTAAAGGTAAACCTGGTGATATTATGGTAAATCATCCTACTAAAGATAAAGGTAAATGGGATACTATTAACCTCACTAAAAAAGCAGGAGCTAAAACTGTTGCGCAAGGTGTAGCAGCTACTAAAAAGTGGCATAAAGAAAACTCCTACCCTAAAAATAAAAAAGGTGGCACAAAATAAAAAACAACAAGCTGCTATTGCTATCTCGATGAAGAAGCAAGGTTCTATACCTAAAGGTTATCATAGAATGCCTGATGGTAAACTTATGAAAAATTCTGCTCATAAAAAATCTAAGAAGTAATGGCACTAGCTAAATCCCAACAATCCCTTAAGAACTGGACTGCACAGAAATGGCGGACTAGTGATGGTAAACCCTCTAAAGGTAAGAAGAGGTATTTACCTGATGCTGCATGGAAGGCACTCTCTCCTGGTGAGAAAGCTGCAACTAATGCTGCAAAATCAAAAGGGAATGCTAAGGGTAAACAGTTTGTTGCTCAACCTAAAAAAATAGCATCTAAAGTTAAATCCTATAGATAATGGATACACAATACGAAATTTTACAAATACTCCAGAATTTAATGCAGTACTATCCAGAGTATCCAATTGCTAGACATATTGCTCTAGCCACTGATGAGGAGCCATTAATGAAGTATAGCGATGAAATGTTATACGAGGCACTTCAAAAATATGAAGAAGGATTATCCTTCTCAGGAGGATTAGATGACCCAGAAGAGTGGGGAGATTTAGACGAATATTAAAATATGTTTCACGTAAATAAAGGACAGGTTAGTATTGATCAAGAAATCCTGTTAGTACCAGAGTATAAGAAGATTCATGATAAATGGAAAGATAAATCATTATTTGTCTTTGCTTATATTTATCATCTAGTTGATTTTAAAGCACTTGGCTACAATAACTTATCTGATGTAGATAGAAAGGTGCAATGCCTAAAAGATTTCTGTCCAAATGATTTGTTCAGTACAGATGATCCCCTTATCTTAGCAGCTATTAAGAAGTACGATCAACTACAAGAAACACCATCTATGAGGTTGTATCAAAGTGCATTTAAACTAGTAGACAAATTGGCTGAATATTTCACTGATGTCCAGTTTAATGCTTTTGATGAGGATAGTGATTCTGACAAAAAGGCAACTAATGCCATGAAGAACTTGGCATCACTTGGTAGTGCTGTTAAATCTTTAAAGGATCTAAAAGATGTAGTAGAACAAGAGATTGCACAATCTCAAGTAAGAGGTAATAGATTTGTATCTAATAGAGAGCGACCAAAAAAATAAAATGCAAATATATAAGGAAGATATAGACCCCTGTACTGATGAGAGCAAATACCCTTTGCTCTCAAAGTATTTTGATACAGATTATACACCAGGTAAATATATTTGGTCTAAGACCAACGAGTTTAAAGAAGCAATTAATTATTTTTTAGAATATGGAACATATTGCCCATACGTATATGGTTCTCCTGCATACGAACAGTTTTGGGATGAAGAAGAGTACAAAATCCATAATGGGATGGTTAACTCGGATGGTCATTTCATCTGTGGTGATATGTACTACTATCTTAACTATTCTCTCATTTACAATAAACAACAAAGAAAATCAGTAGCCCCTGATTTCTGGGATAGTGATGCATACTATTTTATTGAAGTTGAGAAAGCTAAAATTCGAGGGTTACACTTTGGTGGTACGAAGGCTCGTCAGCGTGGTTACTCACTTAAGAATGGTGCCCTTATTACTAAGAAGTTTTATTTTGAGCCTTATTCTATTTCTTATATTGGCGCATATGTTGGTGATAAAGCTGACAAAACGTGGGAGATGATAGAAACAAATGCGAGGCATTTAGATAAAAATACACCTTGGCATAAAAATAAAAACCCCTATACTAAAGATTTCTGGAAAGCTCAGTTCCAAGAGAAGGATGATTATGGTAAAGTGAACTGGGAGGGCTATATGTCTGAACTACATAAAGTTACACTAAAAGATAATCCATCAAAAGGGGTAGGGGGTGCTGTATCATTATTCTTCTATGAAGAACCTGGACTTGCTCCTACACTTTTAAAAACCATCGAATACGTGAGACCAGCATGTATGGATGGTGATTACACCACTGGTCAAATTATTGCTACTGGATCTGTGGGTGAAATGAAAGACTGTGCAGATCTTGAGAAGATTTGTTATCAACCAAAAGAATATGGATTTGCAGAATTTAAAAACCTTTTTGACGAGGGAAAACAAAATACTACGTGTGGATTCTTCCACCCTGCTTCTTGGTCCTACAAGGGGTATATTGACGAGGAAGGAAACTCCAATGTTTCTGGTGCAACTAAACGTATTAAAGAGAAGAGAGAATTGGCTAAGAAAAAATCTCCAAAAGATTATGTTCTCGCCATCACACAAGAACCACTATCACTTGATGAAGCCTTTCAAGTTCGAGAGGTCAACAAATTCCCTACACACCTTATTAAAAAACATCTTCAATTCTTAGAATCTACAGGTGGATTAAGTACTAATGTAGATTTAGTTTATGATGATGAAGGAGATGTAGAATGGATTGTAAGTGATAAACCACCTGTTTCAGATTTTCCTGTAAGAGAGGATTCATATAAAGATGGGGTGGTTCAAATATTTGAATTCCCAGTAGAGAATCCACCTTATGGATTATATGTTGCTGGTATTGACCCTTATAAATTTGACAACTCAAAATACTCTGACTCATTAGGTAGTGTATATATTCATAAACAAATCATTGATATTAATGATCAATACAAAGATGAGATGGTTGCCTGCTACACTGGTAGACCAGAGTCATTGGAGATTTGGTACGACACTGTAGTTAAACTTTTGAAGTTTTATAATGCTACAGCTTTAATTGAAAATGACGTACAAGATTTTATTCAATACATGCTACGTTATAACTTACATCAATATCTTGGTAAAACCCCAGGGTGGATTAAAGATGTTGCACCAAACACTTCTGTTAAAACAGATTATGGTGTTAGAGCAACTCCTAAGAATATTGAATTTTTTGACAATACGTTAATTAAATACTCTCAAGAAGAAATAGGTAAGGATTATAATGAGGATGCAACTATATCAAAAGTAAGATATGGTATTGAAAGAATTAAAGATGTAATGCTATTAAAAGAAATGTTGTACTACAGGAAGGGAGGAAACTTTGACAGAATTAGAGCTTATGGTATTACCTTAGCATATTCAGATGGTATGAGTAGATCTGTAATACCTAGTGATAACCGTACAGAAGAGCTTTATAAGAATGTAAAAAAATCTCCAGTAAAAGTAAATCATTTTGGCAGATCAAAAGGTATCTTTACAAAGTCTAAAAATTCAATGTTTCGATGATCATTACTAAATATAAAAACAGAACGAAGTATACAAATATTGTAGATAATTACGATCTGTTTGTTCCTGACCAATTTGCTCCAGAGAAAGATAAATTATCTGCTGACTGGATTAAAAGTGCAATGGACTATTATGCAAATATCGCATATAGTCAATATTGGTCTAATCATACTTTGAAAAAGAATTATGATCTGTTGAATGGTATCTTAATTAAAGAAGATTACTTCACCCCTGATTATGAGAAGTTGGTTGAATTTTTAGATGAAGCCACCTCTGTTGAGATTCCAGATTATATTAAACATTATCCAATGATGAATCCACCACTTAATACATTAATTGGTGAGATTACAAAACGTCCTGATAATGTTAGATTTAAAGCAATTGATGAGCATTCTAATAATGACTTCATGAGGGAGCAAACAGAATCTCTTACAAATGCTTTGAAACAAAAGATTCAAGAGGTAATGATGGCAAGAGCTAATAAAGCTGGCCTACTTGAACAAAGAGAACAACTAGTCACTCAAGCTCAAACACTTAAACAATCTCTAGATCAAATTCAAGCATCTGGAGTTGATATGAAATCCCCTGAAACCACTCCTGAGTTAGAACAAATTGCTCAACAAATGCAACAAATTGAGCAACAACTACAACAAGTTGAATCTCAAATTAAGGAGTTGAGTCCAAAAGAATTAGAAGGGTATCTAAATAAAACTTATCAATCCACTGCTGAACAATGGGCTAATTTAAAATTACAACAACTTAAAATTGAGTTTGATGTAAAGAGTAAATCAGAGGATGGATTTAGAGATTTTCTTATCACTGCTAGAGAGTATCACCACATTTACTTAGATAAGAGTAAAAGTGGATTGAACTATGAAGTGTTGAATCCAGTTAAAACATGGCTTCTCACTGAACCAGATCCTAAGTTCACCACTGATTGCTACGCTATTGGATATATTGAATCTATGGAGATGAGTAAGATTCTTGATAGATTCTCTCTTACAGAAGAGGAGATTGAATATCTCCGTGAGCATAGAGATGATTATGTAAAGAATCCTAATGCTGATGTAAACATTTTTGAATCTGGTAAAACAGGTTATGATTCTGTATTCTACCCACAACACGATCCATTACGTACACAATATGAGGCAACAGTAAGAGCTGAACTAGAACAACATGCTTTGCTTGATACATATGATCCTTCTGGTGAAAGATACTATCCTTATGGATACATGGGTTATGATACAAGGAATCACCGCTACACTGTAGTTATCTCTTATTTCAAATCAAAAAGAAAGATTGGTAAATTAACTTACATTGATGATGAAGGATTTGAACAAATTGAAATCATTGATGATAATTTTGAATACGATAAAAATGATCCTACTATTCTAGATATTGAATGGGAGTACAAGAATGAATGGTGGAGAGGAGTTAGAATTGGACAAGCTGTATATTTAATGGAACCATTACGTTATACAGAACTACCACCTATTGTTGGTGTATTTCAATATTCTAAGAATACTATTCCAAAATCACTTGTGGATCAAATGAAGGTTTATCAGATTATCTATAATATCTGTTTAAATCAAATCTATTTGCTACTAGAAAAAGAGGTGGGTGTAGCAGTGTTGTACAACTTACGTCAATTACCTAGATATAAAGATCTCACTGATGAGGATGCATTAGAGAAGATGACTACACTTGCAAAAGAAGCAGGTGTGTTAGGTATTGATGATTCACCTGAAAATACAAAAGGTCAGAGTACATTTAACCAATACACTCGTCTTGACCTTACACGTACACAAGAGATTCAATCTCGTATCTCATTAGCTACATGGGCTAAGAGTCAATGTTGGGAGTTGTTAGGTTTTACACCACAACGTCTTGGTTCAGTGGCAGCTACAGAAACTGCAACTGGTATTAATCAATCACTCTCTCAATCATTCTCTCAAACAGAACCTATTACAGCTTTGCACGAACAATGTTTGAATCTAGTATATCAACAACTTATTGACACAGCTCAATATTTAGACTCTCAAAAAGATGTTAGCACAATTACTTTTGTAAACTCTGATATGCATAATGAATTCCTTACTATTAATGGTAATGATTTGAAGACTAGAGATTTACAAGTATATGTTACTAATAGAGCTGAAGATAAACGTAAACTTGAAGAGATTAGACAGTTGTCTATGGCTTATGCTCAAAATCAACTTCACCCATATTATTCTACTATTATCAATACCTCTCAATCTGTTTCTGAGATTAGAGAGTTCTTGAAAGAAGATATGCAGAAGAAAGAAGCACAACAAGCTGAACAACAGCAAATGCAACAAAAGCAACTTGATCAACAGAAACAACTTGCTGAACAGCAGATGCAGTTGGCAGAACAAAGAGCAGAACAAGACAGACAATTTAAAGCTCAACAATCTGAATTGGATAGAAAGAAAGATGTTGTAGTAGCTCAAATTAGAGCAGCATCTTCTCCCTCTGATGTGAATGTCAACCAAGTACCTGATGCTTTAGAGGTTGAGAAATTCAATTCTTCATATACAAAAATGATTAAAGAGTTGGATCTAAAACAACAAGATTTAGAAAATAGAAGAACTACAACAGATAGAGAGTTTAAGATTAAAGAGGCAGAATTAAAACTAAAAGAGAAAGAAATACAAAGTAAAGAGAATATTGCTAAAATGAAATCTGAAACAGAATTGAAAAATCCTGTAGTAGGAGAAGAATAAATGCTATCCTTTTTATTTTTATGATTTAAAGAAAGATATTAACTTTGGTTTTAACAAAAAAGTATAACAATTTTGAATTATAATTATGAGTACAAAAGAAAATTTAACAGATGCCCTAGGCATTGAAGCAGCGGAAGTAGTAGATGCTAATACACTACTTCAAGATTACAATCCAGGTTCAGATATCAACATTGTTGATAACAATGATGATGAACCAGAACCAGCTCCAGCTACTAAAAAGGATTCCTTTGTTGATGAGGAAGAACCTGATGCTCTTGCACTTCTTGAGGATTTTAAATTAGAAGATGAGGATGAAGATCCAGCTAAACCTTCTAAAAAGCCAGAGGTTAAAAAACAACCCACTCCAGAGGTAACAGATGATTCAGATGATGAAGATTCAGCAGAGGATAATTTCTTTGAAGTGTTTGGTAAAAATCTAACTAAGCTTGGTATCCTTGACGAGTTAGAAGAGGAAGAAGCTGAAGATTTTGAATGGAACCAAGACACCTTTGTTGAGAGATTTGAAGAAAGCTCTAGAAGAAAAGCTGATGATTTTATTCAACAGGCTTTTGCAAGATTTGGTCCAAAGCAACAAGACTTTCTTTGGAAAGTAGCAGTAGAAGGTGTAGATCCAGAATTGTACTTTGAAGCACAAAGAAGAAGTGAGATTGTACAATCCTTTGATCCTTCCACTGAAGAAAATAAAGAAAGGATTATGTTTGAGTATTTTAGATTAGTTGATCCAGAAAGAAACTTTGAAGATATCAAAGAAGAGATTCAAGATCTAAAAGATTTGAACAAACTTGATAAAAAAGCTGAACAAGCTAAAAGTAAGTTGGTAAAGTATTTTGAACAACAGAAAGCTGAGTTGGTACAAAATGCTAGACAACAACAAGTAATGCAAGAAAGACAAAGACAACAGTTTGAATCAGCAATTGAACAATCAATTAAATCAGCTGTAGAAAAAGGTAATATTGATAATATCCCATTCTCTCGTAATGATGAAGGTGAATTATTTGAATACCTTACTGCAACTCCATATAAAACAGAACAAGGTCATCCAGTAACAGAAATGTACAAAGACTTTGTTGAAGCACAAAGAGATCCAGAAAAACTACTTAAGTTGGCTAAGTTTTTAAAGAGTGGTTTGAAGATTGATACAGCAATTAAAAAAGCTGAAAAGAAAGCAAAAGAAGAAATGTGGGATTTTGGTCTTACTAAAAGATCTCGTAAACCAAATACTACATCATCCACAAAAGGTGGATTCCTTGATTAAAAACCTTTATAAAAAATAAATACTACAATGGCAAACACTATTGGATTTCCAAAAAGATATGTAGTAGGGGAAACTTCTTCTATGTATCGCAATGCTATCGGTAAATTTACTGATAGTAATCACTTGTATTCTTTGTATAATGAATCTCCTGAAAAGTATGACAGGGATATCATTGAGTTGTTCAACCAAACTAAGTTGTACAGCAATGATTTCTTGAATCTTATCACTTCAGCAGAACCATTCTACTTGACTACTCACTCTGATTCATTCACCTACAAAATCCGTAAGGGTGTTGAATATCCAAAGATTATTGAAAACTTGGCAACTGCAATTGCAAAGCCTGGTGTTCAAGGTACTATGTTCTCTTTGGTATTTGATAGAAAAGTGTTTGTTCATGGTGATCGTATTTCTGCACACCGCATTGAGCAAAATGTTCAGTTGGTAGTTGCTATGGATCCAGTTCCTTATGGAAAAGGTTTCAAGTACACTTTCACTGTAACAGGTGGTGATGCTGATTCTTTCGTACCTCCCCGTTTCTTGCAACCTGGTGTTGAATATTTCAAAATTGACAACATCATTGGTGAATTTGATACTAAACTTTCTGGACTTGGTTTGACAGATGGTGAACTTGAAGTGATGCACACTTTGGGTGAATCTTTCGGTGTTGAGCACACAGTTACTGAATGGGCTGAAATGCGTCAGTTGGTAGATGGTAATGGTAAGAAGTTCTCTATTAACTTGAACAAGGATAGAGAAGGAAATGCTAAAGATATTACCTTTATTGGTAAAACATCTGCTGGACGTAATGGTAAAGAGCAATTGGTTGACTTGCGTTGGGCTAAAACTATCGACTTGATGTTGAAGAAAGAAATGCTTGACATGAAAGTTAACAAGTTGATCTGGGGTAGATCAGGTATGGTTCCTGGACAAACTGGACAATCTAACACTTTGGTTGGTGCTGGTTTGTACGAGCAAATGGAGCAAGGTAACGTAGTTTATTACAACCGTGGTGAATTTGGTGTTAACTTGTTGCGTACTGTATTTGGTGATATGTTCTATCGTAGAAAGTCTTTCTCTGAAAGAAGAGTTATGATCTATACCAACGAAGCTGGTATGGACTTGATCAACAACACTTTGCAAAAAGAATTGTTCAACACTGGTTTCCAGATTGATCCTGCTACAGCTGGTATGTTGCATGGTATCAACCAAAACAAACCTTCTATGAATCTTGGTCTTGGTTATGCATTTGACCACTTCTTGACCACTGAAACAGGTATGGTTAACTTCAAGCATATGCCTGCTTTGGATGATCCAATGGGTAACTTGGAATATGGTCCTGGTAAGAAATCTGCTCCTATGTTCATGGTATTTGATATCTCAACTGAAGGTGATGCTACTGCTCCTCAACGTATCCGTGAGATTCGTCACAAAGGAATGCCTGGAATGACTTGGGGTTATGAGCAAGGTACTGTATCTCCATTTGGATTTGGTTCTATGCAAGGAATGATGTCATCTCACAGAAATCCTTGGTATACTATGTGGATGAAAGATCGTGTAGGAGTATTCTTGGAGGATCCTTCTCGCACTGTAATCATCAAAGAACAACCACAAGTTGAAACAAGTTTCTAATAATCTCTGAAAATTAAGAAAGGGGGGTAATCCCCCTTTCTATTTTTAGAATTATTCATTAACTTAGCAAAAAAATTAAATATGGCTAGAATTGTAAAAATTAAACCCATTCCTAGAAGTGGGGGAGCACACCAGTTTACACTATCAAGTTCTCTTCGGAAAGCTGGTTTAAGTAGAGTACCATCAACCAAATTCACAATCACTCCTTATTATGATTTGAATTTTAAGAAGTATTGGAATGGTTTAGATGAAGATGCCTCAGATATTATGAGGATTGCAGATGAAAAAGAAAGAAAGAAAGAACAGAATAGAATTAAAGAGTTAAGAGAGAAATTAGAACATGTAACAGGATTACAATTAAATCCACGTTCTGACTATTACAGAAATGTATCCAATCCTAAAGAACCAAACACTCCAACAGGTTATGGTTTAGTTGATGGAGATAATATCTTTAACTTAGATATTCCAGATCAATATATTACTTTTTTGTGGTTGTCTAAACATCCTCAAATTTGTAAATCATTAAAAGATTGGGATGAAGGAAACTGTGATCCTAGTTGTATCTGGTATATTGAAAATATTGTAGAAGAAACTGAACTTAAAGTAAGTAAAAAGAAAGAGCAAAATAAAGCTGCTGTTGAGTTAGAAAAAATGTCAGTTGGTAAACGTAAGAAGATTTCAATCATTATTGATAATCTTGGAATTGGATTGACTACTAATGATGATGAAGTATATACCATCCTTGATGATTATATCAAAGAAGGAGATTTGAAAAAAGTACAATACTTTATTACACTTAGTCAATTACCAGATGATGTTTTAAATGGAAAGTATCTTGCTAAAGCTTGTTTGAATGAAGGTCTTCTAAGAAAGTTTGGAGGAGGTATTATCAGAGAAACTGAACTAGGACCTGCTGTTGCAAATTCTTTTGAAGAGTTAGAAACAATCTTAGCAGATGTTAGTCAACAAGAAGTATATATTGTATATGCTGATAAATTGAAAAAACATATATCATCTCTATCATTATGATCTCATCCGAACATCTTTCTAAAAGAATTGATGAATACCTAAACAAAGCAGGTACAAATGATAATTTTAAAATATCATTACCTACTAAAGTACGAGCTATTAATTCCGCACAAATCATTCTTGTAAAAAGAAAGATTGGAATGAACAACGTATATAAAATGGGTTTTGAATCTTTTAGAAAGAGGTTCGATGATTTGGATTTTTTAATTGAAGATAATGTTGAACTAAATATTCTAGAAAAGAATGGTGTGTTATTCTCTGATACATCCACTCTTGATGATTATATGTTCTATATTAAATCTTATTGTTTAGCAGATAAAGGTAATTGTAAGAATAGAAGGATTAGAAATTATCTTGTTAAGCGTACAGATTTTGAAAATTATATTAAGTCTGACACCCATAAACCCTCATTTGAATGGCAAGAACAATTAGTAATTTTTGGTGCTGATAAAATTGAGATTTATAAAGGTGATGATTATGAATTAAATAAGCTATATTTAGATTATATACGCCAACCAAAAGAAGTTGATATTAGAGGATATAAAAAGAATGGTGTAGATTCGCAGACAGTTGATTGTGAATTCCCAGTACATTTAGAAGATGAATTGTTAGATATTGTTGTTGAGCAATTAGCAATGACTATTACAGATCAAGCTCAAATACAATTTGCACAATCAAGACAACAACGAAACGAATAACCCTTATTGTTTAACAAATAAATTTAATTAAAATGGACTTTAGAGTAACCCATTTTTTGGTAGCAGACTCAACTGCTACTGACAATCTAGCAAATAAGACTGCTAGTACTAGTATTAATGCTGTTCCAAATGGACGTATTGGTGTTGTTACACCTCTTGCATCTGATCCAACAGTATTGCCAGATTATTCTAGTACAGTTGCTGCTGCCGCTGCTGGAACACCAATCCAACTTGTACAAGGTTTGGACACAACTGATGCAATCCAAAAAGAAATGGGATTGATCAAATCTGGTATTATTGATACAAATAAAATTGTATCTGTACGTAAGATGTTTGGTTCTAATGATTATTCTCGTCAGGTAAAAGTATTTGGATCAACTGTTAGTACTGCTTATTCTGCAGGAACATCTACTAATACTACAGCATTTGCTGTTGGTACTGCTGGTACTGCTGGTAGATTTTATCATGTTGTTGGTGCAAATGGTTTGCCAACTCGTGTTTATAAACTTACTGCTCAAGATGTTTCAGGAAACTATGCAAGTACACCAACTCACTTGAGTGGTTCTGTAACTATTGCTGGTGCTACTTCTGGATCTGGTACATTTGAATATGTTGACCATTATTATGATACAACTACTTTCCCTGTTGCATCATTATCAGTTAATGAGAATGGATTAACTGTTCCTGCTCCTTCTTCAACTACTGCTTCTCTTTCTCTTACTGCTGATAAAGAATATTCTTTTTCTGTACGTATTAGATCTGCAATTGCTAATACTCTTTCTCCTTTTGGATTGTTGAGAGGTTATAGTGCATTTGCTTCTGATACATTTGTTTCTTCTACTGGTGTAGTAACTACAAACAATGCATATACTGCATTTTCAACTGGATTTGGAATTGTTAAGAATTTTGCTCTTGATGGACAAATTTCTGAATTTGCTAAAGTATACGCTATTATTACAAATAAAGATAGTGGATCAACTGTAACATCTTTCATTCTTGGTAAAGATGCTTCTGCTCCAACTTTCTTATCTGCAACTCAAGGTGGTGTATCTGCTACTTATAAATCAGTAAGTTCTTATTCAACTTGGTTGGAACTTGTAAGAGATTTAACTGTTACATGTGATGTATCTGGTGCTGTTGCTGGAACTAACTTCACTCTTACTTTTGTAGTTGAAGGTTTAGCACAATCTGGATTTATTAACGATGCTGATTTGACATTGTTCCCTTACAAATGGGATTTTGTTAAGTTGAATGGTTATTTCCAAGAAGGTCCTTATCATGATAGATTATCATTTACTGGATCTGGTCAACCACTTAACTCTGGTATTACCACTCAAACTCCTGTAGTATTTGATCGTACTGCATCTGGAACTATTACTGAAGGAACAATTGCTGTTAATCCTGTTATTGTTAATTCTGAAGGTTCTGGAAAAGATATTATTAATCGTCCAGGATACCCTGTTATTTATAACTCAACTAGTACTACATATGTTCCTTATTCTGTTCTAAGATTCCCTAATTTAACGCAAAGAGAAATTAAGTTTCTTGCTCATGAATATCAATCATATTCTAACAAGTATAAGCAACAGTTCCAAGGAATTAAGTATAATGCAATGGTAATGGATCCTCAACAAGCAAAAATTAATTATGCTGGTTCTTATAACTTGTATTATATTGAATATCTTCCTTATGCAGATTTCTCTTATACTTCCACTCAATCTATGCCTCAGTTAACTGTTGTTGCTGTTCCTCAAAATCTATCTACTCTTAATAATGAATTAGATACTGTATTTGGAACATCTAACATTACTGTAGCAGCTGGTGGACGTACTAATGACTACTCACTATAATTTAATCTGATTTAAAATAAAAGAGGGAGCTTCGGCTCCCTTTTTTATTTTGCTATAAACTGTATCTCTAAATAATACTTTTTACTGTCAAATGTCTATTTGTTAGATCTCTTATTAATATCTTTACAACTATGTCTTGTTATGGTGATATTTATTTAAGGAAAGACTTAATTACTTGTGATCCCAAATATGGTGTATCATTAAACGCTCTTGTAAAAGAGATTGTTGATAGTATTAATTCTTCTTCTTCCACTTCTGCATTCTCATGTGCTTCATTGGCATCATGTAGTATTAATGCTTTATCTGATGTTAGTTTGACATCTGTTAGTGCTAACCAATTGTTAGTATATGAAAGTGGACAATTTAAAAATAAAACCTTTGCTGATGCATATAGTATCAAAGATATAGGTAATGTATCATTACCATCTGATATTATTACTACTACAACTGATGATTATGGAAGTAAAGTATTAGGATGGAGTTTTGTAAATAAAGCATTTCAATTACAAGATGCAGTATCAACAACCTACACTCCTTCTTTAATTGTAGGTGATAATGCTTCTACAGCAACAGATGATATTTATACTACTGGTTCAACTAATTTTGGAAAATTAATTATTCAAGGTGGTGGTAATATCTCAGTTAGTTATGATGCAGCTAATAATATTTTTACTATTCAAGATTTAGATTCCCCAATATTTAATGGATTTGCAATTGTTACAAATGGTAGTACTGTATCATCTGTTACTAATCAACCTTCTTTGTATTTTGGAGAAAGTTTACCAACTGTTAAATTCTATTTTGCATCAATTACAAATTCAACAAATGTAAAAACATCCTCTACATTTGATATTAAAGATGGTGCTACAACAGTGTTGAGTGCTCAAGCTTATGGTTCTCCTCTTAGTGGTCCAGCAATTACATCTGGTGCTAGTCCATCTGTTACTAATAGTACATTTGCTAGTAAATCTTATACTATTGTAGGTTTAAATAAAAATGATCAATCATTTAGTGCAACAGCTAATGTTAGATGGGGAACTAATTATTTATATGGTTACACTTATAATACATCTATTACTGCCACTGATCTAAATAATGCTAATATCAATGCATGTAGTGCAAATGGTGTATATAAGAAAGCATTATTTACAACCTCTAAAACAGCAACTATTTCTCTTAGTTATCCAACTAAAAAAACTTGGACCAGTAGTACATCTTTAGCAGTTGGAGATTTGGTTACTAATTCTAGTAAGGTATACATGGTTACAAGTGGATCAGGAACTACTAGTACTGGACCCACTCATACAAGTGGTACTACTACCATTAATTCTATTGATTTCTTACATGTAAGTAATGATACTAATGCTAATCCGTATTTCTTTGTAGCTGCTCCTACAACATTTAGTTCAATTGCTGATAATAATGCATCTGGTTTTCCATATGTTATGGAAACTCCTACTTCATTAAGTAGTGTTAAGCAATTTGATGCTTCTAGTGGAGGAACTAATATTACATATTCTCTATATAGATCAACAAATAAGTTTGATGCTAGTATCAATATAACCTTATCATAATATGCCATACCCTTCAAAATCAATTGGTCTATCTGCTGGAATTGGAGTAAAATCTTCAACTTCAGATTATCCTTCTCACTATGATGAATTAGGGGCAGGTGGATATAGAGCAGTACAAAATAAAGCAGCTCTTGATGCTATTCCTGCTTCACGTAGAAGAAAAGGAATGTTAGTTAGAGTTCTTGAAACTACTAGTGGAGATAATCTAGCTGGTAAAATTTTATATTATAACTCTGATGATGATACTGCTGTCAACACCTTTAAATTAGTTGGAGATAGTGGATATCCTGCTTCAAGTGGTTGGAATGAATTACAAGTTGGTGGAGATGCATTACCAGATCAATCTGGTAATAATGGTAAATATTTAACAACAGATGGATCATCAGCATCTTGGGCTACAATTTCAGGTAGTGGTACAGTAACAAGTGTAGATTTAACTTTACCTTCTGAACTATTTAATGATGATGCTACTGCTGTAACAAGTAGTGGTACATTAACTAATACATTTAAAACAAAAACAGCAAATACAATTTTTGCTGGTCCATCTTCAGGTAGTGCTGCAACTCCAATATTTAGAACACTTGTTTCTGCAGATATTCCTAATAATGATGCAAATACTACAGGAACAGCTGCTGGATTAAGTGCTATCTTAAACACTGATAAAGGAGGTACTGGATTAGATTTAAGTGCTAGTGGTGATACTAATAATGGATTATTATATTCAGATACAAGTGGTAATACATTACAACTATTTAAATCTAGTAGTGCTACAATTAATGCAATTCCTACTGTAGATGAAGATGGTACTATTACTGAACGTTTACAAGATACTATTCAAAATATTATTAGTACTACAGAGGGTGTTAGTATTACCAATACTGGTGTAGCAAGTGCTACATTTAAATTAGGTAGTGATAGTATTGATACTTCAGATTCTGCTAGTAGAATTAAAGGTACTAGAACATTTAATATTAAAACTACTACTGATTCAGGTAAAGTACAATTTATTTCAGATAATCCAAGTAGTGCTGTAGAATATTTTGCATTAGGTAATGGTACAACAAGTATTGCTAATACATTTTTATCATTATTTACAAATGGTACATTATCTCAATTCTTTTCTACTAATACAATAGCTATCCCTTCTAGTAGTGGCACTACTACTTTAAAAACATCTAATTTACCATTAGATGCTGCTAATACTAGCAGCAACACTGGAACTACTATTGTTAATCACAGTTCTACTACAAATATTACTAATTTACCAACTGCTGATTATAGTTCAGGAAATTCTTTTACATATACTGTTAATCAACACACCTTTACACTTCCTCAAAAATCAAGTAGTCAAGATAATGTTGGAATTGGTAATCCTGATAGTACTATGAATATGTTTAGATATTTTCTAACTAATAGTATTTGGAAAGCTTCTTCTGGTGGATCTGGAACAGGATATACAAATAGTACATGGGAGTTAGCTAGATTATATTCTACAGGATTGAGTAGTAATACTAGCCAAGATAATTCTGGAACTAGAATTGTAAAACAAGGAGCTACATTTTTTACATTAGCTAATCCTGGACACAACTCAGTATATAGGGTATTAGTTGGCGATAAAACTGTTGCTTATGATGCAACTACTTTAGGATATGATACAGTTGATTTTCCTACATCATTATCTACAGGTTCTTTTGTATTGGGAGCTTATGCAAATCAAACTTTAAGTTTTGGTGTATCAGCTAATACATATTCTAATCCAACATCTTCTCCAGGAGATATTACTAGTTATTTAACTATTAATAGTACAAATAATGTGAGTTTACCTGATAGTGGAACTGCTACTGGTCCATCTAGTACAAGCTCTAGTTCTACAGGATGGGCAACAAGTCCATCAACTCCAATTGTAGGAACTCAATCAAGATCTTTAAATTGGAGAGTTAGAACTTATAGTGGAAAAGCTTCTACTTTTAATTCAGGAACAGGAATATATTCTTTTGGTAGAAATATTACATTAAATACCGTTACTAAAGCATATCCTCATTATAGTACATTATCAGGTAATGTATATGATTTTAGACAAAGATGGTTGCTATTTACATATAATCCTTCTACTACAGCAAACAATAACCCAGGTATTGTTTATCCTAATTTTTATAATGCATCAACTAAATTATTAGATGGAACTGTTTCAGGTAATCCTGTTAGAGCTCTTGATATTTTATCTGGAGATTACTCTACTGATGGTACTACTTCATTAGGTGGTCAAGTAGCTGTTGGTATATCTTTAGGTAGTGGAGAAGTTCCATCTGCTAAAGTAACAATTGGTGCATCAACTACATTACAAGCAGCAATGAAATTACATGTTGGAAGTGCTCCAACTAGTCCAGTTGATGGAGAAATTTGGCTTGAGAGTAATACTAATACGGGATTAAAAATTAGAATTAATGGTGTTACAAAAACTATAACACTTTCTTAATATCTTTACAGTATGAACTATACACTTACATTAACAGAACAAGAAGTTCAAGTACTCGGGGCAGCACTTGCAGAACTTCCATTTAAAGTTTCTTCAGCTTTAATTACTAAAATTCAATCTCAGATTAATGATCAAATCACTGATTCAGTAACTGAGGAAAGTCCAACACTCTCTGAAGAAATAATTGAAGAGTAATGCTAGGTGGAAAATATAAACTTAAACACCCCATTACCTATCTTGGAGAAGGGTCCTTACACGCATCGTATGGACCCTTCAACAGTTTAGAGGAAGCTTTAAATGAACCTAGTACTAGATTTAAAGGATTAACTGTAGGTGTTATTGAAGATGGTAGTGTTGTTGAATACTGGTGGAAAGATGGTTTAACAGATGAGGATCTAGTACTTAAATCTCCTGGTAGTACTGGAGGAGGTATTCCTCATGGTACAGCTTCTGGAACAGATACCTATACTGTAACAATTTCAGGAGTTGCTGCATATAATGATGGAGATGCATATTTAATTAGATTTACGAATGGTAATACCACTAGTTCTACATTGAATATTAATTCATTAGGTGCTAAAACCTTATATCGAAATAATGATGGTGTATTAATAGGTGGAGATATTATAGATGGTGGAGAAATGCTTTGTATCTATAATTCTACTACTGATTCATTTCAAGTAATTGGTACAGCACCAAATACTCTATTAGCTTATGTAACTAATGCTGATAGTGTTACACTAACTAAAGGAATGGTTGTGTATGCTTTTGGTGGTCAAGGAGATAGACTTACTGTTAAGAGAGCAAAGAATACAGGAGATTCTACATCTGCACAAACAATAGGTTTAGTGTTATCTGACTCTATTGCATCTAACCAAAAGGGATTAATAATGATGCAAGGGTTATTGGATAATCTTGGCATATTACCTACATCTACTTGGGCTGATGGAGATCCTGTTTATTTAGGTGCGACAGACGGAAGTATTACAAAAACTAAACCACATGCACCAAATCACTTAGTATATCTAGGTTTTGTTACCACTGCTAGTAATGGTAATGCAGGAAGAATGTATGTAAAAGTACAAAATGGTTATGAGTTAGATGAGCTACATGATGTACAAGCTCAATCACCTAATAATAAAGATGGTATCTTTTTTGATTCAGCTGATAGCCAATGGAAAGCTAGAGCAGTAAGTGCAACAGATATTGATGCTAATGTAAGCAACACTGAGTTTAGTTACTTAGATGGTGTTACTTCTGCAATACAAACTCAATTAGATGGTAAACAAGCCACACTTACTAATCCCGTTACTGGTACTGGAACTAATAATGAGATTGCTGCATTCAACTCAACTGGCAGTACTATTACATCTTTATCTACATCTACATATCCTTCTCTTACAGAATTGGCTTATATTAAAGGTGTAACTTCAGCAATCCAAACACAAATTAATGCACTCCCTCGTGTAATATATACTAACTACACTGCAGAATCTGTTACATCTTCAACTACTAGTAATGCATTAAGTACATTTGCTTTAACTGTTGCTGATGCTGATTGGCCATTAGGCGGTATTGTTAAAATTATATTTGCAATGGACAGAACAGCAGGAACTGGACAAAGTTATTTAGGTGTGCAAATAAATAGTAGTACTGCTAGATATGTAGCTGCTGCAGGTACATCTATGGTAGGAGAATTGAATTTTATGAAAGAAGCTGCTAATACCGTTAGAGTACATTATGGACCTAGTAATACTGGTAATAGTTCATATCAAGTACACAATTCTACAAGTGTTACTGCTACTGCATCAAGTGGGAATTATGTGTTCTCATTCTTATGTTATGTACAATCAGGTACATCTACAACAGTTGCATTTAGATATATGAAGGCATTATTAATTCCATAACTATGAACTACTTATTAACACAAAATGAAACAGCTTCATACTATGAAACATTAGAAGAAGCTATTACCTCAGTTCAATATCCTGAAGCTGAGATTTGGGAGAAATTACAGAATAGTGAGAACTTTAAAAAGGTATGGCCACAATAAGCTATTTCAACAATCACTGATGGACTAGAGTTATTTCATTTATTCCTAAATAGTTAATACTTTTTATTACATTTGAATTATGTCAACCAATACTTTAACTAAACATGTATTAAAGATGCTTAAGCATCTGAATAAATATCCTATCCCTGATCTTCAGATGGTTAGAGATTTCAAATGGTTTGTTAATAAATATGATAAGTTTTATACTCAAGATGATATTTATAATTCTGTAAATGATGTTATTTTCTCAGGGTTATCTTTTTCAAATACATTTACTACAATAACAGTAGGTAATAATATAACAGGATTAAATTCACCAGGTGATCCAGTTAGTGATATGTATCTATCAATGCCTGATGTAGTATTTAATAGTAATAGAGTTGTTGGTATTTCTATTGAATTAACAGCTTCTAGTAATCTTCAACCTAATGATACAATTCAAATTGTAGAAAAAAATGAGGATAATATTATAACTACCTTAGATACAATAGATATTGGAACTATTCAAAGTAGTAATCCATATCTTTTTGGATGGACATATGTAAATATGCAAGATGATATTTATAGTGTTAATCCTGATACCTATGATATTACTCCAAATATTTCATTTTATAGACAACTAGAAATTGCAGCTGGTGAAATTACTGGAGCTGGAGAATATGAGTTTACTGTGACTTACTTTTTAGCATAATGAAATATTTATTTTTAATTCTATTGTTTGCATTTTCTTGTAAATCAAAACAAGTAGTTCAACCTCCTGCACCTAAGCAGGATAGTGCACAGGTAAATAATAATTTACCTGCTACATTAGATAGTGAGCAGATTGTCAATGAAGTTATTGAAGCTATCAGAGAAGGGTTAATTCAAGTTGATTCATGTGGAGAGATGGTTATTGATGGTACACTTGTTATCAAACCTAAAACTGAACAACCTAAGTTAGAAAGAATTAAAGGTAGAAATGAAAGGAAACTAACTAGAATAAATAGGAAGTATGATCTTAAAGAAAAAAAGGTAGAAGCTAAGAAGATCATTGATTCAATTAGAATTATTACAAAAACAGTATATGATACGGTTAAAGTAAGAAGTGCAGAGAATGTAAAGGTAGAGAAGATAGAAGCAAAACAAGCTATTAAAGAAACTAGAATAGAACAATCTTGGAAGAAGTGGATTATTGTAGGGAGTTTTGTATTCTTATTTTTACTAATAATTCTGTATATCATCTTACGGAAGTTTAAAATACTATGAAAAGTAAACTTGAATTAAAAATTGATAATACCAATCCTAAGATTATTGGTGTCACGGATGTATCAATATACAACCCTGATATTAATATTTGTGAACCTTATCTTGTAATTCAAGCACCTGGGTTTGGTACTCCTTATTCAATGGATGTATCTCCTGGTAGATTTCATAGTGTGAATAGTAATACTTTGGGTATGACAAGAGCATCTAATGAACAAACATTAGTTGTATTACCTGATGGATTCTGGGCAATTAAATATAGTATTCAACCTCACGTTGAGATGTACAAGGAATACTATTTTTATCGCACTACAGCATTGAGATGTGATTATTATAATGCATTGTTATCTATTGATATTAATACATGTGATAATTTTAAAAATGATATATCAGAGGATATTGAACAGTTGATGTTAGCAGATTTTCATATTAAAGCAGCTGAAGCTAATATTAATGATCAATACCATAACTTAGATATGAGCAATAAACATTACAATAAAGCAAAGAAAATTATTAGTAAGTTCTTAGATCCTTGCTAATGTGTAAGAAGGTTAAATGCCCTAACTGTAAAAAATCAGTTGAGAGCTGCCAGGTTAAAAACCAAAAATGTATATATTGTAGATGAAAACTATTGATACAGTTATTGCTAAAATTATGAATGACTATCTTCACACCATTGTATTTGGTATGAAGAAAAAGCCATTTAATAAAAATAAGGTTTTCATTTTAGATACATATAGAGAGATGATGAAATGTAAAAGCTGTATGCTTGATCAATCAGAAGAAGTGATATTAAATCGGATTAACGAATTAACCAATGAAAAATAATTGTACACAGATTTCTACTACATCTTGTATTAAATATACAGGACCATCTATCCCTGCATTTAATGTATTTTGTGATGAGGATTTAGATATTGTACTTACTAATCTAGCATCAGCATTAGCTGATAGCATTGCTCAAAAAGGATTGGAATTTGGTAAAGTGAAGGATACTACATGTCTTCAATTTACCACTGAAGAAAGAACTAGATTGAATCTAATGCTTGATAAGATTGTAAACAAAGTATGTGAATTATATTCATTGAAAACATTTACCCCAAAGGCGAATGATATTATTGTTGATCTAGAATTATTGTTTAAGAATCAAGCTTCTGAATACTATTATTGTTTTGATGAGGTTACAGCTCCAAACTGTAAAACTACAATCTCTCTTACTTCTTTTATCTCTGATATCTTATCTCAACTTTGTGATAAATTTGATAACTTACAAGCACAGTTAGATGCTGCTTCAGTGGATGTTACTACTTTAAAATATACTGGTGCTCAAGTAAAAAGTGTTTTAAATTGTCAATCTTCATTAACTGATTCTCAGCAAGTAACTATTCTTGAATTATTAAAACTCTCTGAAGATAAAGATAAATCAATCATTGGACTAATCACTGGTACTTCAGCATGTAGTGCTTCTACAATTACATTAGCTGCTAATGGATTAGGTATTGGTACCACTCAAACATCTGTAAAAGGAGCTTTAGATGATGTTATTGCAAATGTAGAAGACGCAATTGATGCAATACCAAATCAAACAGATTATTCTGTAACAACTGTTTCAGCTACAAATACTGGTGCTTATAAAGCTTCTATTACTGTAGCACAATCTGGGAGTAGTGATTCATTAACTGCTACTATTAATGTATCTCCTCATTATGCTAGATTAGCTACTAACTATACCACATATACATTACCTACTTATACTACTACAGGTAATGGTTATAGTGTTGCTCCATTGCTTTTAAATAGTTCTAATAATACTAATAGTGGTATTACTATTACAAATAGTAGAGCTGTGGCAACTCGAGATGGTGCATATAACTTTAGATATTTTAATATTTTTGGATTAGATTTAACAGGTAGTACATATACTACTAATAAAACTTTAAATTTAACATTACACTTATTAGAGTATTCTGGTGGTACCTATACTAGTATTGCAAGATTATCACAAGGTATTATTTTAAAAGGAGCTTTTGCCAGTGATCCATATGCTGGAGGATTATATTATGTTACAATTCAAGGTGATAATACATTAAATATAACAGCCTCTCAAAATAAAGAATATGGTATTGGTATTTCAATTAATACACTAGCTAGTGAAACATCAGGGGTACAGGATAGTACTATTATTACTAAAGTAATTGGAGCATTAACTGTATTAGAATTTACAAATTAAAATAAAATTTAAAAAATAAAACAATGGCTTGTTCATCTTGTACATCAACTTGTTCAAATTGCACACCACCCACAGTGGCTTCTACATATTGTGAAACCTGTGTAGATATTATATCTACTGAGTGTGTATATTATAAAGGAAATTATTCTAACTGTCTTGGTCTTGTAAAGAACTTTAGACTAGATGATTTTATTGAAAAAACTTTATCTATTCTTTGTTCATTAGAAGGGGGAGGTAGTTCATCAGATCAATATCTTATATCTACTAGTACTATTACTAGAGGTGCTAGTAATAATAGTTGGACATTTGCATATAAGTTTCCAACCAATACAAATGACTTTAATAAAGATATTACCATTACTTACAACATGGCACATGTTGAAGTAGAGGGTTTAAGTAGTTTTCAAGTTTCTTCCAACACCGCAGAAGAAGTATCTTTATGCAGCGATACTGATTTTTATTATTATGTTGGTATTGGACATGTTCATGATGGAAACTCTAGTTCTGTAGGAAGTAAAATTTCTACTGCAAATATTGCAGGAACCAATACTAGAGCAAATAGACAGAAGGTTGAAGGAACTATTATCTTTAGTGATAATGGTGAAATTTCTACCTCATATATCTCTCATTTAAAAATTAAATGTCAAGATTCTGCAACTAGTACTACTAGTACTATTGCAATAGTTCCATTTACTGTTAATGGAGCAAGTTATAAACAAATCTCTATTCAGGGTATTACACCAGTGTTGCCTGCAGATTCTACAATCTGGATGGAAATTTCAAATGAAGTTGAAACAGAAAATGGTAGTGAGATTGATTTACATATTCATAATGGTAATCTGATTGTTACCGAGATACCTTCTCAATCCTAACAAATGTTAAATGTGGGGGTTAATAGCCCCCATATTTATTTTAATGTTTTGCATATAAGATAGTATGCGTATAATTGTAAAACTTTAATCTATGAAAATAGTAGATGTTGTTCGTGAGAACAAGGAACAAATTGAAGCATTCAATAGAAACTGGGTGCAGAGTGCAACTTTCCTTAATGCAAAGTATAATACTAATTATACAAATGAGCAAGTAAGAATTGCTTACAAGAATGCCCAAAAATGTAATAGAGATTTTGAACCAACATATGATGCCTCACGTATGAGATTGAAGAGTGTTTGGTATAATGGTAAAGAATGGTGTGAATCTTATCGTGTAAATGATACACTTGAATGGTTGGAAAATTTCAAAGAAGAATTTTTCAATGATCTTAAATTACAAAGTGAAAGGGTTACCTATACCCCTTCTGACTACTACAGCCCTGATGCTACTCTTGTTGAGATCTCTTTACCTGATTTTCACTTTGGTAAAGAAGCTGATATGTCTATTGCCCAACAGGGTAAGATCTATTTTGAAACAGTGAGATCTCTTATCAGTAGATTAAAAGGATATAACATTGATAGAATCCTTCTACCTATTGGTAATGATATGTTGAACTATGACAATGCTACATACACTACAACAGGTGGTACTAATGTAAGTACTAATGGTCATTACCATGAAGTGTTTAAGCATGCATGCCTAGCTGTTATTGCTGCTGTAGATTACTTACAAGAGATTGCTCCTGTTGATGTAGTAGTTGTACAAGGTAATCATGATACAATGCTTTCAGTGGCATTAGGTGAAGTGGTTGAAGCAAGATTCTATAACAATGAAAGAGTAGAGGTAATGAACAATCCTGGTGAGTGGAGAAAGTATTATCAGTATGGACGTAACCTAATTGGCTTCACACATGGTAATAATGAGAAGGCTACTGAGCTTCCACTTATTATGGCTGTTGAACAACCTGTAATGTTTGCTGAATGTCCTTATAGAGTATGGCACCTAGGTCACTTCCATAAACATATGGTAGATGAATATCAAGGAGTACAAGTTGCAGTGTTGCCATCATTAGTAGGTCAAGATGACTGGCATAAAAAGATGGGGTATAATTCACCTAAGAGAGCACAGGCTTATATCTACAATGTAGTTACTGGTCCTGAAGGATTTATCCAAATTAATAAATAATACACAAATTGCTATAAAAGGGGATAGGTTAGGAGCTTATCCCCTTTTGCATTTACAAACAATAGGAACTATTTCAATATATTTGTATTATGACTAATCGTGAAATACTATCACAAATTCGTGAATCCAACGAGTTTATGCAATATGATCATATGGTAACAGATAGGTATTTACTATCTCTTGCTAATAAGTATGGATTGGTATTATTCAGAAGAGATTTTAACCAACGTAAATTTTCAAACACTTCAGATTTACCAATCAATATCTTTTGTTTAGCAATGAAAGAAGTACCATTAGCAGAATGTATTGAATACAAATCTGACACTCTTATCTCTCGTAGTGTAAACCCAATACCTAGAGTGGAGCAAGGATACTATGGTTATATGATGCAGGTATTTGATATTGAACAAGGTAGAGAGGTTCAATCAACCACCCCAAAGAATTATATTAATGTTTTACAAAGAAGATTTAAACCAAGAAATTTGTTTTATTGGATTCAAAATGGTTATCTTTATGTAAATGAACCTCAACTAGAGGTGGTAAGATTAAATGCAATGTTCGTAGACTATTGTATTAATCCAGCAGAAGTAGACCAGTGTGTGACTAGAGAGTGTGAAGGTTGTCCTGATTGTTTTGAACCATTAGAGCAACCCTTTAAATTTCCAGGTTATATGGTACCAGATATTATTAATATGGTAAACCAAGAACTTGGCAACACTCATCATAGATATCCAACGGATAACACAGATGATTTAGCAACAAATCCATAATAGATATGCCAAAATTAAAAAGAGATCCTGAGATCAATGTAACTACATTCAATACATGTAGTGAAGCAGATTATAATTTGTACAAAGAATATTGTAAAGAACAAGGAATTGAATGTAAAGATTATAAATTATACAAGAAGATTAATACCATTGCAAATGAGTTTTTATCAGATAAAATCTTAGAAGGTAAAAGAATAAAGTTGCCATATGGTATTTCAGATGTGTTTATCAACAAATACAAACAAGAGTTAAAAACCAAGGATGGTAAGTTAAATTTGCCAATTGATTGGAAAAAGAGTAAAGAACTAGGTAAGAGAATTTACCATATGAACCATCATACAGATGGTTATATCTTTAAATGGTTTTGGGCAAAGAGTGAAGCTAAATTTAAGTTTAAAGATTTGTGGTCTTTCAAAGCTGTTAGAAAAAATACTAGAGCTATCAATAATCTTTTAAAGGTTGGAGAAATAGAATACAAACAATATCAGAATCCAACAACACATAAGATTAAAAAGAGAGTTGATAATAAGAGCACACAAGTTATTGAGTATGATGCTAAAACTAAGAAGCCCATCAAAACATGGACTAATAGACAAGAATTAATAGATCATTATAGTATAACAATTAATTATTTTAATAAACTAATTGCACTCCCTCAAAAAAGATGGTTGCATGGAAAAACTTATTTAATGTACGACAATGGGAAAGATTAAATATGAATACAATTGGATCTCTCCAGATTCAATTATAAGTGAGATTAAGGAAGAACTTAAATCTTACTTTGAAACTGGAGCTGTAGATGATGGATTATTTCCATCATATGTTGATCACTGTATTCGTAAAATCGGATTGGTAATGTTAGAAGCTGTTGAAGAAATTATTCCATTAAATAATTTTAGAGCTTTTTTACCACCTGGAGTTGTGTTCTTGAATGATGTCTTGTATGCTAATGAATTAAATATATTACAAGGAAATCCTAAGAGTAATAAGTATGAACAAATTATTGAGTGTATTCCTGAGCAATGTGAGCCAGGAACAATGTCCACTCCAGAGAATCCTATTACTTACAAAGAAATTAAAATTGTAGAGAAAACTACAAATCAAGTATTAGCTACTTACTCACAGGTTGTTAGATTGAGACCTGCCTCTTTGAAAGCAAAGAGTATGTGTGAGGATAGTAGATTTAAAATGTTCTACAATACACAGTATTATTACGATGTTAATGGTAGAATCCTTACTGCTAATTTTAAAGAAGGTGAACTTCTAATTAGGTATAAATCATACCGTACTGATGAGGATGGTTATCCTTTGATCCCTGATCATGTAATTATGCAAGATCTTATTCAAAATTATATTCGATATAAAGTATTTGAATACTTGTGGAATACTGTCACTGATGAAACATACAATCAATTACAAAGTAAGATGCAGTACTATGAGCAGAAATATAATGAGTTTTTAATTCAAGCAAGAGTTGAATTCTTAGCATCAAGTTTTGAACAACAAAAAGAACATATCATGATTAGAAGAAATAAATTTAGAAGAAACTACAATATTACATAATGGAACTTAATTCTTCGTCTACTATTAAAGGTATGAATCTGGATAACACCACTCCTCAAAAAGGAGAAGGTGTTTTCTCTTTTATGTATAATGGTCTGGTTGAATCAGATGATCACAAGTTCACTGCTACTAATGAACCAGCTACTATTAAACTTACCACTTGGAAACCAGGTTTCTACTTTATTGGATATAGTAGAATTTTAGATCATAGAGTTATTGTATTTTTAGTTAATCCATCTACTAATGAATCTGAAATTGGTTACTTTGATTTACAATATGATTTATCAGAGTTAGAGGATTCCATTACAAAATTAAACTTCTGTGATACTTGTAAAACAGATGAGAGAGATCAACTGATCCAATTATTAGAAGAAGGTAAAGTAGAATACAATGTATTAGTTTATACAGATAAAGATAAATTATTATCTGGTGAGATCCCCATTTATCCTCCAGTACAAGTATTACCAAATATTCCTTTTGAGTATGCTGTTAGTTCTGTTCAATTAAACTTCTCTCCTAATCACCCTATTAGAGAGTCTATAAGTAAGTTTTTAATTTGTGATAAAAGGATTTATTTTACAGATGGTTATAATCCACCTAGATATTTAATTCTAGAAAATGTAGATGAAGGGAGAATGTATGTATCTAATCTACAAAGAGTACCAATCAGAGTTGTAGAAGAGGTATGCCCATCAGATAAATATTACAATGTATTGGATATTGATCAGATTAGAATATTTAAAAATGTTCTACAACCATCCATTACTCCCACTCAAATTGATGAAACAGGATCTCTTGAAGTTGGATCATATCAATTTGCAATTGCTTACTCTGATACTAATGGTAATAAACTTACTAAGTATTATAATATCTCTGCCCCTGTAGCTATTATTAAAGATAGTTTATCAAGACCGTTTAATAGTATTGAAGGATCTGATATCCAATATTTTACTAATAAAAGTATTCGTTTAAGATTTGATAATTTAGATCAAAGATTCTCACATTATATTATTGGTATTGTTAAGAATATAAATGGTTCAAAAAACTGGTTTACACTTGGACCATATGAAACATCAAGATCTAACTACACCTATACAGGAAATGAATTAGTTATTTCTACTACATCAAAAGAAGAGTTTTATGAGGATAGACCTGTATATGATACAGCAGAATATATTGCTGATGTAAATGGTTATTTATTTCTTTCATCTTTAACTAGATCTAATCTTCCTAACTTACAGAGAGTTGCTAATAAGATTAAATTATCTTGGGAGAGTCTTGCAATACCTCATGGTGTAAATGCTGAGAAATCTTATAAGGATGGATCATTTGCAGCTAACTATCGTGGATACATGAGGGGAGAAACATATCCCTTTGGTATTGTATTTGAATTTGCTGATGGAACAGATTCACCAATTTATCATATTCCTGGTAGAGGAGAAAAACCTGGTGATAGAGATTTAATTAGTTCTGCAGGAAATGATGATGTATTTAATATTGATTACTGTACCACAGAAGATGATTATATTGAAAGATGGAAAGTATATGATACATCTACTGCCACCCCAACAGCAGAGTTATTAGAATTATCTAATGGTACATTTTTATTAAGTGATGATCCATATACCTACACTGAAACTGCTACAAGAACATATGAAACAGTTCAACTTGCTGCAAGATGTAAAATTGTTTTAAAGACAGGAGAAACAGATTTTAACTATACTGCATATACTCCTGAAACAGATGTTGATAACTCTGATATTGATACAGATCGTTTATACATTATTAATCCATTTACAAATCAAAGATTCTATATTACTTTAGGTACTGGTAAAACAGCAGATGAGATTATTAGTGGATTTTCAAACTCTGGTGTAAGGATGTGGAAAATTAGTGATAGTGAGGTTTATATCAATGCTGCAGTTTATGTAAATAATTTTGAAGATATTACATTCGATATTATTCCTACTAGTCCATTTGATGTAGTTAATGTTGGAACATTTGATTACTGCACAGAAGAATTTTTAGTTGGTTCAAATTCATTATATGAATATAGTCCAACAGGATTATATCCTTTTGTTGAACCATCTAGAGGATTAAAATATTTTCAAAATACAGTACCTGATCCAGGTACAAATATTGTTCAAACTACTAAGTATGAATTTTCAGAGGATACAGTATTTAAGAGTATCCAATATTATAAAAACTCAGGTCAGAGTGGAGATCCTAAAATAGCTAAGTCTGTTTTACTTATTGATGGAGATGAATATGTTCAAGAGGTTCAATATCCTTTTGTTAAGTTTAAGGTGAGTATGACTACAACCTGGAATATTACATATCCCAACAGACCTGTATTAAATATGTCAGAATTAATTAGATGGGCAAATTGTAATCTTCTTAAATCTTACGAGGGAGATTTTGCATATTGGGAGTCCACTGAAACATATCCTTGTGATGAAGATGTATGGGGAGAATTAGCAGGATTGCCTATTAGGCACCATAAGTTTCCTTCAACATCAACTGTTCCACACTTTGTATCTCTTAATGATTTAAATTCTGTACTATTTAATGGTATTGAAACATCTCTTATTATGCCTATTGGTATAAAGTTAGATCATAAAAGTATTGTTACAGCATTCAAACAAATGCTTGATCAAAAGGTGATTAGTAAAGAAGATGTTTTAAAAATTGTAGGTTATAAAATTGTAAGAGGTAATAGAGTTAATGATGCAACAATTGTTGCAAAAGGTTTATTCTACGATGTATGGTTGCATGAAAAAAAGCTAGGTCCTGGTTTCTATGAAAAATTTTATTACCAAAACTACCCGTATAATGATCTTCGTCCTGATCCATTTATTCTATCTACTGATAACCATTATTTTTTACCTGGCAACTCTTTTGCGCAAAAGCTACAGAGATATTACTCGGACTATTTCAAACAAAGTCATCCATATACGTTCGGAGCAATAAATCCTCCAACATTTAATTTTGCTGGTACAGATGCACCATCAACTGCTTTTGTACGTAATGCTACTGGTGTAAAAAATAATAGATATACATTCTTCTCTCCAGAGACGATGTTCTATAATCCACAAATTCTAGCCTCCTATGTTAGAATGGAATTAGAATTACGTGGTATTGCAAAAGGACACTATATGCCTGTGCCTACCCACTCAATGTATAGAAGATTAAGAAATAGAGGTTATGTATGGAGTTATGTATTCGGTGCTGCATTATCATTACTAGACTCATTACAAATTGGTACTGCTGTTAAGTTCGAAGCTGCTAAATTTGTATTTAGTACATTTACTGCCTCTGAAAAAATCATTGGTATTTTAAAAGATTTAATCCCTTATTCTAATTTTGCATACCAATTTAATTCTGTTGGTAATTATGCTTTCGTAAAAAGAATGACTACTCCTGGTCATACAAGAAGAAGAATTGACATTTCTACATATTTGGATTCTAAGATTCAGAATATTGGAGATGAACATTTATTCAATAATTATAATAGAGAGAAGACAGTATTTGTTAAGTTATCAAACTTTTTCTTTTCTCCTGGATATAATACTACTACAGGTGAGTTTGAAAATTTTGATAATAGTAGATATAGATGGAAAGGTAGATATTTAGATATTCCATCAAATAGAGGAGAGGATGATGAAAAGTGGTTAGATGATAGTTATGATTTAGGATTGAAGAATCCAACTACTATTGTTGATAGAAATATTTTATCGTACTATGGATCTTTAGTTAGAGAGTTACCAGATCAATATGGTAAAGTTCATACTATTAACTATGTGTACACTAACAAGCGTTATACATTTGATTCTAAAATTATTTTCAATATCTCTGATATTGAAACAGAATCTAACTATGTTACCACCTATGAGGATATAACTACTATTTTTGGTGGTGATATCTTCATTACTAAGTTTGCATTTAAAAGACACCATCCTTATTTTATAGATGATAGAAAAGGATTCTCTAATGATGCTGATATTAATTACTCTGAGGTGGGTAATGTTGGTAATCCTACATACTTCTATGATACAATTAAAAAATTGTATGATGATGATGTAAATGATATCAATGATACTACTAACAGTTATCAATCAGGAGATTCTCAACAAGGATTAGATCAAGATTCCTCTGATCCTAGCACATCTAAGGTTAGTAAAAAACCTATGAAGAGAGCCTACACTTGGTTAAGGAATGTAATTGATAAAGTTATTGGTATACCCTCTGAATATTTTGAATATCAAAATGGTCAAAAGAATTCTAAAGGGAATGATAAATTAGGAGAGAATGGATATATGTATCTATACTCTATGGGTGTTCCACAATTCTTTGTAGAAAGTGTAATCAACACTGAAGTAAGATTTAGAGGTAATGAATTCTATGAAGACTTCTATCCTCACGTGGGAGGATCCTCTCAAGATATCCCTGATGATTGGTTGTCTATTCCAAATTTAAATCAATTGGAAGAGTTTAATTATAACAGAGATATGAGTAATCAGAATGTTGATAATCCATTCTACCCACAAGTGTTGGAGTACAATCCTAATGATACTTGTTATGAGAATCTTACTAACAGAGTGGTGTACTCTCAACAAAGTAACTCAAATGAAAAACTAGATAACTGGTTACTATTTAGAGTTAATGATAAGAATGATTTTAATTTAAAACTTGGAAGATTAAAAGGAGTTCACCAATTCACTGGAGATAAGATTTTTGTACAGTTTGAAAATGGTAGTTCTATCTTTAATGCTTATAATACTCTACAAGTTGGATTAGATCAGAAAACAATCTACACTGGTAATAATGCATTATTCTCTTCACCAGGTCAAGAGTTATCTAATGCTCAACTAGGTTATGCTGGATCACAACACAATGCTTATATTCTTACAGAGTTAGGTGCTGTTTGGGTGGATGCTAAGAGAGGTGTAGTAATGGCAACCATTGGAGGAATGAGTGAA